GATTTGTTCGCCGACAACGTGATTTATCGCCCGCGCGGGTTTGCGTGGGTCGATCCACAGCGAGAAATAGCTGCAAACGTGCTGGCACTAAACAACGGCATCGTCAGCTTGCAAGACATTCACGCGCATTATGGCCGCGACACAGAGGAAGTGTTCGAACAGGTGGATCGTGAGCGCGAATTAGCTGATCGTTACAACATCGACACAGCTTTTCAGCCATTCGGAACAAAGTTACCGGCACAGCCGACGATAGACGTGGGGCAGGACGATGGCGACGTATAAAGGCACAGAAATGTTAGATCGTATTGATGAAGGCTATGACGCAACCGACCGGCTTGTCGGTCATAAATTCAGCACATTGACCAAAATCGAGTCACTGCGGTATATTGACAATAGTGGGGTGCAGACAATGGACAGACATATACAAGACATTACCGAAACTGATGACACTGTGACCATCACTTTTGGCAAAAGCGCGATGCCGGTAGAAGTCGAGGCGACAAAGCCGGATGATGAAGATTATGACCGCTTTGACCGCAGCGAATTGGTGTTCCGCGCGGGCAACGCTGAAATGGTTGATGAAGATGACCGGCGCGTCAGAATGTCGCTGTCATCAGAAGAACCTGTTGAGCGTTCTTTTGGAAAAGAAGTTTTGCGTCACGATCGTGATGCGATTGATTTGTCACGTCTGGACAGCGGCCACGCACCGTTGCTGCTCGACCACGATATGACGAAACAGATTGGCGTTGTTGAACGCACCTATCTCGATGAAGCCGACCGCAAGTTGCGGGCGGTGGTTCGCTTTGGAAAAAGCGCACTGGCAAGAGAGGTGTATGACGACGTCAAGGATGGGATACGAAGCAACGTCAGCATCGGCTATCAAATCCGCAAAATGGACCAACAAAACGAGCGTGACGGGACGGTTGCGGTTTCTAGTTGGGTTCCGTATGAAGCCAGCATTGTGAGCGTGCCAGCAGATTCTTCTGTCGGTGTCAATCGCAAGGCTGAATTTGTTGAACCTGTGATTAAAAAGGAGGTCAAAATGACCGAAATCAATCACGACGAAATCCGCGCCGAAGCAGTTGAAGCTGCAAAGCGTGAGTTTTCAAAAACTGTCAGCGAGATCACATCGCTTGCAGTCAAGCACAACCGTCGCGATCTTGCTGATGAGGCAATCAAAAACGGTTATTCAGTAGATCAGTTCCGTGGCCTGTTGCTCGACAACATAGGCGAAGGAAAGCCGCTTGAGCAATCAGCCGGTGCGGTCGATATGTCAGCCAAAGAGCAACGCGACTACAGCTTTATGAAAGCTGTTCGCGGTCTTGTGAACGGTTCCGGCCTGCAAGGTCTGGAGCGTGAAGTTTCAGAAGATATTGCAAAGCGTTCTGGACGTGAAGCCCGTGGTTTTTACGCACCAGACAGCTTTTGGACTGGTCGCCGCGATCTGACTGTTGGCACAGCGACAGCCGGTGGGCATCTTAAGCCGACCGACCATATGGGTGATCAGTTTGTTGACGCATTGCGTGCGCGCCTTGTGTTTAACGAGTTGGGCGCACGCTTTATGACTGGTCTTAAAGGTGACGTTGCTATTCCAAAGCTGGCAACTGGCGTTTCTGCCGGATTTGTCGCAGAAAACGGCGCAACATCAGAAGTGAACGCTGTGTTTGCACAAATTACAATGTCCCCAAAATCGCTTGGGGCGTTTACCGATGTATCGAGGCTTTTAATGATTCAGTCCGATCCTAGTGTAGAACAGATCGTCCGTGACGATCTGTTGAACGCAGTGGCCCAGAAAGTAGAAGATGTTGCCATCGAAGGCGGCGGTTCTAATGAGCCAACAGGCATCACCGGCACCGCTGGCATCGGTTCAGTAGCTATCGGCACAAACGGTGGCGATCTGACTTGGCAGGCAATCACTGATCTGGTCAAGGAAGTCGAAGTTGACAACGCTGCGATCAACGGCAATACGCTTGCCTATCTGACCAACCCGAAAGTGAAGTCACATATGGCATCAACTCCAAAGGTTGCATCGACTGATAGCGTTATGTTGCTTGATGCGCCTTGGGACAGTCTTTACGGCTACGATCTGGCGGTGACAAACAACGTCCCGTCTGATCTGACGAAAGGCACACTTGACCCTGCGTCTGCGATGATTTTTGGCGATTTCAGCCAACTGATGATCGGCTTCTTTAGCACACCAGACGTTTTGATCGACCCGTACACAGCCGGATCAACTGGCGCTGTTCGTATACGCGTTATGCAGGAAATGGACGTTGCGGTACGTCACGCGCAGTCATTCGCTGCGTGTCTCGACATCGACGCATCCTAACTTTAGCGGGGCGGCTTTGGTCGCCCCACTTCCTCAAAGGGGTTAAATTATGAAATTAGTTTGTAAACGCGCAATCGTTGTACACGGTGAAGCCAGAGCAGTCGGCGACACGATCGAAGTGTCAGAGAGCATCGGCATCGAACTTGTGAATATGGGCAAGTGCGCGCCAGTAGAAGATGCGCCAAGCATCACAGATCGCGCAATCGGTTTAACAACTAAAAGCGCCGCAGCACTTACAAAGCGCGGCAAAAAGAAGAAATAGATGGCTGTTGAAAGTGCAGATGATCGGGCGATATTTGTGGGCATTGATGATTTCGGTGTCGCTGCAACATATACGCCATCAGGCGGCGCAGGCGTCACGGTCAACGGCATTTTCGACAACGACTTTATTGAGGTCGAGACTGGCGCAGGGGTTGGCATAGCATTACAACAACCACGCTTTCAATGCCGCACAGCAGACGTTTCAAGCGCCGCAGAAGGCGACGCGCTGATCGTCAACGCAGTCAACTACACAATTCGCATTGTGCAAGATGATGGGACTGGAATGACGGTTTTGGTTCTGGAGTTGGATTGATGGCGCACGTTAGAAAGCAAATAAGGGACGCGATTGTAACGGCGCTGACAGGGCTGGGCGAGACAGGGACAAACGTGTTTCGCAGCCGGATTTATCCGCTGGAGAAAACAAAGTTGCCAGCGCTGTGTATATTTACGCGCACAGAGACGACAGAGTTCGACACAATGACGATCAGTCGTTCGACGATGCGCAATTTAGAAGTGGCTGTTGAAGCATATGTGAACATGACGCTGGCATATGACAACAAGCTAGACGCGATTGCGGTGCAAGTAGAAGAAGCTCTTGCCGCAGATGTTACGCTGGGTGGCCTTGCAAAAGACACGCAAGTCACAGCGTTCGAGGCCGATTTGAGTGGTGACGGTGAAAAACCGGTTGCCGTGGGCCGCTTCACCGTAGCTGTGCAATATCGTACGGCTGAAAATGACGTAGAAACCGCCGCATAAGGAGTTTTCCCAATGGCAACACATACAGGATCAGAAGGAACGGTAAAGCTAGGCACCGTCGGCGCAGATACCGCCATCGGCGAAATCCGTTCTTTTACAATCTCAGAAACCGCCGACACGATCGAGGACACAACGATGGGTGATACAAGCCGCACATATGCGGTCGGTCTCAAGACCTTTTCGGGTTCCGTCGAGTGTTATTTCGACCCAGATGACGCGAAACAGGATGAAATGGTTGCCGGTGCTTCACTGACGCTAACAGCCTATCCAGAAGGTTCAGACAGCGCTGATCAGTACATCAGCGGGTCAGTCATCATTACATCAGCCGACGTTTCATCGTCAGCCGACGGAATGGTCGAGGCTTCATTCTCATTTCAAGGAACGGGCGCAGTAACACGCGGCGCGGTGTAACTGGATGAGTTTGGGCGCACAAATCGCTGCGCGGCGCAAAGAGCAAAGGCGGGTCATCGAAGTTCAGCAATGGGCAGAAGATGACGCGCCGATGCTGCTTTATGTTGGTGCCATAACTGCTGGTGACATTGACAAGCTGCAACGCAAGCACAAAAATTTCCTAAATGATATGACGATCGCCGGAATGGTTGATTTGATTATTATGAAGGCAGAAATCGAGGATGGTTCACGCGCTTTTACGCTGGAGGACAAAGCGATATTAATGCGGGAACCAGTGGCTTTGATTAGCGACATAGCTGGGCAGATGTTTGGCGATGTTGTTGATATTGAGGAAGCTGAAAAAAACTAAAAAGCGATCCGCTGCGGCTAAATATGATGGCCTTGGCTGATCGCCTACATAAGACACAAGCAGAGATCGAAGAATTAACGCTTGATGAAATGAACGAATGGTTCGCTTACTTTAGGATTTTGCAAGATGGCACAGAATAAACTCCAGATTGTAATTGCGGCCAAAGACACGACCGGCAAAGTGTTTAGGGGTCTTAATCGCGCACTTGCCGGTGTCGGGCGTTCCATCCTCAATATGAAATCGGCGCTTGTAGGGTTGGCCGGCGCTGCTGGTTTGGGCCTGCTTATCAAGTCATCGCTGGATAGCATTGACACGCTAGGCAAAACGGCCTCAAAGCTGGGCGTCACAACTGCCGAATTGCAAAAACTCCGATATGCTTCCGAACTTGCTGGCGTTCAAACGCGCACAGTCGATATGGCTGTTCAGCGCTTCACCCGCAGGCTTTCAGAGGCAGCGATTGGAACCGGCGAAGCAAAAGACGCGCTGATTGAACTAGGGTTGAATGCGCGTGAATTATCGCAGCAGCCGCTTGAAGATCAGATGTTGGCGCTGGCGTCTGCGTTTGAAAAAGTTGAAAGCAATGGCGACAAGGTGCGGCTTGCGTTCAAGCTGTTCGATAGCGAAGGCGTCGCGTTCATTAACACATTGCAAGGCGGCACTGCGGCGTTGCAGGAAATGTTTGACGAAGTTGATGATCTGGGCATCGTTCTGTCATCCAAAGCTGTCAAAGGCGTTGAAGATGCAAACGACAGTTTCACCAGATTGTTGTCGCTGTTCAAAGGTGTGCGTGACAGCGTTGTGAGCGCACTTGCACCGGCTTTTCGCACACTTGCTGACAGCATACGCACAACCGTCATTGACGCTATACCAAAAGGGGCGGGCGGGATTGAAAAGTTTGGCCGCGATTTAGCGCTAACGATTATTGGCATATTTAAACGTGGCGCGGAAGCAATACAAGCGTTCACCAACGAAACGATCCGGCAACTGAACCGCGTGATCGAGTTTTCAAAATCAGCGGGTGAGGCGCTGGGCATAGATTGGGCTAAAAAACTACAGCCGTTAAATGTGAAAGATTTGGGCCTTGTAGGTGTGTTCGAAACTTTGGAAAAAGAAATAAACGCAACAGGCGCAGCGTTTGAACGCACAAACAAATCCGGCAAAGATTTCGCAAAGACTGGCGAAAATATCAAAGAAACATTCGACAAAACATTGATGAGCCTAAAAGATGTCAAGTTGAACGGCGTGAACGCGCTTGAAGATGCGCTGGTCAGCGTGATCGACCGTACGTCGTCGGTTAAAGATGCGTTCAAGTCGATGGCGCGATCAATCATCAGCGATTTGATACGGATGCAAATCCAGCAGAGCATCACTGGCCCGCTTGCGAGTTTTATGGGTTTCAACGTCGGTGGATCGTCGCCCAGCGGTAAGGCCATTGGCGGGCCAGTGCAAGCCGGTCAGCCGTATGTCGTGGGTGAACGTGGCCCAGAAATGTTTGTGCCTAATCAAAGTGGCTCGATCGTGCCAAATGGCCGTATGGGTGGTGGTGGCATCGTCGTCAATCAAACAGTCAACATATCAACAGGCGTTCAGCAGACTGTTCGCGCAGAAGTGATGCAAATGTTGCCGCAAATCAGCAACGCGGCAAAAGGTGCCGTTTTGGACGCTAGGCGGCGCGGTGGATCATTCGCAGCCGCGTTTTAGGAGTGAACAATGGCCATTTCGTATCCGTTAGCGTTTCCGACAGTAACAGGCGTTGCAGCGGTGACATTGCGAGGCGTCAACGCTGTCGCGATTAGTCAAAGTCCGTTCACGTTCAAGCAACAGGTCATAGCGCATCAGGGACAGCGTTGGGAAGCGGAAATTACACTGCCGCCACAGAAACGCGCCACAGCGGAAACGTGGGCGGCTTTTCTTATGTCTTTGCAGGGATCACGCGGCACGTTCCTAATGGGCGATCCTAACGCAACGACAGCGCGTGGCAGCGCATCAACGACAGCAGGCACACCAGTCGTAAACGGAGCAAGCCAGACAGGTCAGTCGCTAACTGTTGAGGGGTTGCCCGCATCTGCTACTGGCTATCTGTTGGCAGGTGATTACATTCAGTTAGGCGGCGGCTCATCTGCCACACTTCATAAAGTGCTGCAAAACGTAGACAGCAACGCATCAGGGCAGGCAACAATCGAGTTGTGGCCCTATGTGCGCACATCACCGGCTGACGGTGCGACCATCCTTGTCAGCAACGCGCAGGGTGTGTTTAGGCTCACAAGCAATCAAGCAGACTGGTCGATCAACAGCGCGAGCGTTTATGGCATCAGCTTTGCCGCTGTTGAAGCGGTGTCCTAATGTCACGCGAGATAGGAACCGGCATTGCTACAGCATTAGAAGCAAACGAGATACAGCCGTTTTTCGGCGTGCAACTATATCTTGACAGTCAGCCGTTATATTTCTGGACAGGGCTGGGTGATCTGACGATAGGCGGCATTACATATTTGGGAACTGGGCAGTTTTTAAGCATTAGCGAAATGGAAGAAACCGCAGAAATTGCAGCAAAAGGCGCTGTCATTACGTTGTCGGGCATTCCCAGCAACCTAATATCGCTTGCCATAACAGAGCCATATCAAGGCCGCATTTGCAAAATTATGTTTGGCGCGATTGACGCTAACCGCGAATATTTGCTGGCAGAGGATGGCAGCTATATTTTGCGCGAGGATAGCGGAAGGATTGACATTACTTCCGGCGAGGCAACGCCAGCGGTTGAACTATTTAGCGGCTACATCGACAGAATGGACATCGACGAAGGCCCAGACACATCAACAATCGCGATCAGCATTGAAAGCCGGTTGATTGATTTAGAACGTGCCAGAATTTTTCGGTTCACAGATCAAAGCCAGAAATCACGGCACCCCAACGATAGAGGTTTAGAGTTTGTTGAGGATTTGCAGGACAAACAATTCAATTGGGGGCGCGGTTGAGGCTAGATGATTGGGAAAACCGACTAGATTGTTACATCGAAGAAATGCGGCATAAGCCGTTTCGTTGGGGTGATAATGATTGCCTAGCGTTAGCAAGTGGCGCAATCATTGCGCAAACCGGCACTGATTTATTTGGCGATTGGTTTGGCACTTACAGAACGGAATGGGGCCGTCTTTTAAACTATAAAAAACAACTGAAACGCATCAATTGTTGTGACATTATTGAGGCTGTAGACCAGCGGATGCAGCGGTCTGATGTTTGGTTGCCATCCAGAGGTTCCATAGTTGGCAGATCGGATGGATTGGGATCGTCGGTTATGTCGATTGCATTTGGCGTTGTCGTATCTGACAAAATTGCTTTTTTGGGTTATGATGGTTTGTTGTTTGAGCCAGTGAAGCATAGTGATATTTTTTGGGGCGTATGATGAAACGGCTTCTGTTGAAATCTACAACTTTTCTGACATCAGCGGCCATCATTGCATTGTTACCAGATCAAGCCCACGCTGCTCCAGTTATTGTCGCCGCTGCTCTCAGCGCGGCAGCGTCAACAGCAGCCGCATATGTTGCAGGAACAATCGCGTTTTCTGCGGTTGCTGGATACTTTGCGACATCCTTTTTATTGTCTGCTGGCTTGCAGTTGGCACTAAATTCGCTGGCACCAAAGCCGCGATCATCGGGAAACTTACAAGCCGGTCAATCAGCGATATTAGTGAGCGGCACTTCGCCAATTGCTGACCATCAAATAATTTATGGGCGCACCAAAGTCGGCGGGGTGATTGTTTTCAAAGAAGCGACAGACAACAACAAATTTTTGCACGTTGTCACAGCGCTGGCTGGTCACGAATGTGAGGAAATCGAAACTGTTTACTTTAATGACGAAGCGCTGACGCTTGATGGTGATGGCGAAGTAACCGCGCCTAGTAAGTACGTTGGTAAAGCGCGCATCAACAAGCATTTGGGCAGCACGACGCAGACTGCTGACGACGATTTGGTTGCAGAGAGTAATGGCAAGTGGACACAAGATCATCGTTTGCAGGGCATTTGCTATATATACACGCGGCTGGAGTTTGACGCTGACGCTTTCCCGAACGGTGAGCCAAATGTAACAGCGCTGGTAAAAGGCAAAAAGGTCTACAATCCAAACACAGCATCAACAGAGTGGTCAGCAAATTCAGCATTGTGTTTGCGCGATTATTTAGCATCAAATTATGGATTAAATTCGGAAAGCGATGAAATTGACGACACACTGATGATAACAGCGGCTAATATTTGCAATGAGGACATTGCATTGGCAAGTGGTGGGACAGAAGATCGTTACACAACAAATGGCGCGATTACAACAGGCAGCAAGCCAGCAGAAACGCTGGATGCGCTGTTGCGATGTATGGGCGGGACGTTGTGGTATGCACAAGGCAAGTGGCGGGTCAAAGCTGCGGCATATATCACGCCATCCGTCACGTTCACAGAGGACGATCTGCGGTCAAATGTGACGATCCAGACGCGCCACAGCCGCAGGGATAACTTTAACATCGTGCGCGGCACGTTTAGAGGTGAGGAAAGCAACTGGCAGTTTAGCGATTTCCCGCAAGTCAAATCAACTGCATTTATCGAAGCAGATGGCGGTGATGAAAGTGCAATGGATCTGGAAATGGGCCTTGTCGCGTCGTCAACTACAGCCCAGCGTATTGCGAAAATTGCGCTTTACCAAAACCGCGAACAACTTACAGTATCCGCATCGTTCGGATTGCGGGCGATGCAAGTGCAAGTCGGCGACGTTGTGAATTTTACGAACACACGCGCAGGATTTAGCGACAAGCCGTTCGAAGTGGTCAACTGGGTTTTTGCGCCGGACGGCAACGGCAACATCATCATAAATATGACACTACGCGAAACATCGTCGGCGGTTTACGATTGGTCAGCGGAAGAAACAGCATTCGAAGCAAACAACACCGTTCTGGCTGATCCGTTTGACGTGCCGCCGATCGGTTTGAATGTTAGCAGCGAAGCCCGCATCATCAACGAACATTTGACAAACGTGATAAAGGCAACAGTTACAGCCGACGCGCCCGAACGAATTGACAACGTCGAAGTGCAGTTTAAGAAATCGACGGACAGCGTGTTTATTTCTGCTGGGATTGGCGATTTGGGCGAGTTCGAAGTGATTGACGTGCAAGATGCTGATTATGATATTCGGGCCAGAGCGATTAACACTTTCGGCATTAAAGGCGATTTCGTCAGCCGCACAAATGTCACAGTCGAAGGGCTGTCAGACCCGCCTGCCGACGTTAGCAATTTCAGTTTCAACGTGTCGTCTGCGGGCATACATCTTGAATGGGATGCTGTGCCGGATCTGGATCTGTCGTTTTATCGCATTAGGTTCACGCCATCTGAAACAGGCGCGACGTTTGCAAACGCAACGACAGCGGTCAACAAAGTCGCACGTCCAGCCAACAGCGTCACGGTGCCGCCACGATCCGGCACCTATATGATAAAGGCGTATGACAAATCAGGGAACCAGTCAGCAGGCGCGGCCAGCGTTGTCATTCGCGCGGAAGATTTGGACGTTTTCACAAATACG